AGTATTGCAAATCAAATAACTGGAGAGTTACAAGAATGAACAATACACCAATTCAAAGGCGAAAAGGTACAATAGAAAAAGGATGGTGCGATTTAATAGGTTATACCGATAAAGGAGTATTTGTAGGAATAGAAATTAAAAAAATAGGGGATAGATTAAGTACAGAACAAATGGATAGAATTAAAGATATTTATAAATGTGGAGGAAAAGCCTATCTTTGTACTGAATCAGAAGGTAAACCTATATTAATTGAATGGGGAGAAATGAAATTTTAATTGAATTTTGGCAATCAGAGGAGGTTAACAAAGCCTTCAGCAAGATGCACCCTATTGAATTACAAGATGATTTAAAGAGTGAAGTATTTTTAATATTAGCTGAATTACCAGAGCAAAAGCTATTTGACTTATACGATAAAAAACAATTAAGGTTTTATATAGTCAGGATAATGCTAAACCTTGTTCAGAATAATAATAACCAGTTTTATAAAAGGTACAGAAATTTCGTAGAATATACGCAACAGGAAGTAGCTGAATCATATCAAGAAGATATAAGTCATAAAGTTAGATTATCGGTTGATGATTTGCATTGGTATAAAAAAGAGTTGTTAAGGCTATATACAGAAGAGTTTAAATGTAACGCAAAGGCTTTGAGCAGAGATACAGGAATACCTTATATGTCAATAGTTAGGACTTTAAATATCACTAAATCAGAACTTAAATCTAAAATTAGAAACGATGATTGAAATTATTACAGGTATCTGTTTTGCATTCTTCTTCAAAGAAATGCATCAATTCCACAGAAAATGGAAGCTAAATTTCAAGCCTTTTAATTGTATCAGTTGCTTATCTGCTTGGTCGGCATTGGTATTTTATTTGTTGCCTGATTGGGTAACTTTAGGCTTGTGCGTTTTATTTGTATCTGGAACTTTCGCACCACTATTTGCTGAACTTTATAATCGTTTATTTTATGGAACAAAATGAAAAAGATTTTTTAGAAGCTAATATTTATAACTATCATACTATTAGCCAAGCAGGATTTGTACGCAATATTGATATCGAAGTGCTAAATATGTACGAGGCACTATACAGGAAATATTTGAATCCCACTTATCTTATGTGTAAATATTGCAAGGATGATATATTCGGTGCATTGGAAAGGCTTTATCAGTATTATTTATCATTACCACAGCAAGAAGTACAATCACTTGTACAAGAATCTGTACAAGAACCTGTACAAGATTCTGTACAGAAAAAAAGAGGAAGACCTAAAAAATGAGAATACTTGCAATAACATCAAAGCATTCAGGAGTTGGTTATCATCGAATAATGATGCCATTGGTAAATCTTGAGAAGGAATACGCAATGGTTACAGATACCATAAGCCACGAAATACTTGATAACAATTATGATATCTTATTAATCAATAGGGTATTGTCTAATTTTGAAGTTGAGGATATTGTCGAATTAAGAAAGCAGTATGGCTTTAAGCTGGTAGTTGATAACGATGATTTTTGGCAACTTGATCCGCATCACATCCTATACGATACCTACAAGCAGATGGGTATTGTTGAGAAGATAAAAGGCTTTATTCAGATTGCTGATCTATGCACCTGCACTCACGAAAGACTTGCCGATGAGATTTACAAGTTAAATAAGAATGTAGAGATTTTACCCAATGCTTTGCCTTATGGCAGGGAGCAGTTTTTGGATAACAAGGTAGAATCAGACAAGGTTAGGTTGTTCTGGTCAGGTAGTGCCACGCACGAACACGATATAGCTATACTCAAAAACCCTATGAAGAGATTGAAGGGTATGCCCATTAGGACAGTTGTCGCAGGTTATAACGAGATTGAGAAGCATTTATGGGATAGAATGATTAGTTCATTTACTTGCAGTCTTAAATTGAATCCTACGATATATAATTACAATGAGGTTAGTAAATATATGGCTGCCTATGCTGATTCAGATATCAGCCTAATCCCACTACAAGAAACGAAGTTCACAGGGATGAAATCGAATCTTAAAGTATTGGAAACGGCATCCAAAAAGAATCCTGCTATTGTTACTGCAGTAAACCCATACCTTGACTTACCTGTGCATTATGTAAAGAAACAACTTGACTGGTTTAAACACATTAAAGATTTAGTTAATGATGAACAAATGAGGATTGAATCAGGTCAGCAATTATTTGAATATTGTAACAAGCATTTTAACTTTGATGTGATAAATACTAAAAGAAGGGACATTTATAGACAAATACTCTAATAGTGCCTGTAACGAAGTGCAAAAACGGAAAATATAAGATTGGATCAGGAGCCTGTATATACGATACAGAGGAAAAAGCACAACAAGTTTGGGCAGCCATAAGAGTTTCAATGGCACAGAGTTATAACGATTACCCACAAGCTGCAAGGGTTAATGCACAAAGAGCCTTAAATATCAAAGAACAATACAATAGAAATTGTGGAACACCTGTAGGATGGGCAAGAGCCAATCAGTTAGCAAATGGAGAAAATATATCAAGAGATACAATAGCAAGAATGGCATCATTTGAAAGGCACAGAGAAAATAGCAAGGGAGACCCTAAAAACGATTGTGGTGCTTTGATGTGGTTAGCTTGGGGCGGTGATGAAGGTATTGCTTGGGCGCAAAGAAAACTTAAAGAAATTGATAATGGATAATAGAAGTATTGGACTTTGTTTGTCCACTATGTTTTTAAAGGTTTTTGCAGAGGTAAGCACGAATGATGTGGCAATGTATGTGGCAATAGGAGCAGGATTAACAACTATCTTTTATAATATTTATAAGATATTTCACGAGTTTAAAAAATGAGACAATTTTTCACGGAAAGCAATGATAGGTTTTCAATGAAAAGATTGTGTGGTTTTATTGCTACTCTTTCACTTTGCGGTAAATTAATACATACACCAACAGATGCGTTGGTTTATGCGGTTGGTGGGTTGGCAATGGCATCGCTTGGTTTAACGGCAGCGGAAAAGATATTTAAAAAATATGAAGATAAGCCAACACCTGACATTAGCGGAACTGATAAGGAGCGAATCAGCTAAAAGGTTGGGCATCTCTAATATGCCTACTCCAGAGCATATAGAAAACCTTAAGCAGTTAGCAGAAAATATCTTTGAGCCAATCAGAGAGCATTTTAAACATCCTATTTATATTAGTTCAGGTTACAGAAGTCAGGCACTTAATGCAGCGATACCTGGAAGTTCGGTAAATAGTCAGCATAGTAGGGGAATGGCAATAGATATTGATATGGATGGCACAAATATAAAAAATAGTGCTATCTTTGAGTATGCAAAAACTTTACCTTTTGACCAACTTATCTGGGAATTCGGCACAAAAGACAATCCTGATTGGGTACATATCAGCTACTCACCATTAAACCGAAAACAAATACTATATGCAACAAAAAGCTACGGAAAAACAGTTTACAACAAAAGCAAACTTGTGTAGTGAGTATCGTGAGAAGTATGGTTGGGATATGCCAACATTGAAACTTTCAAGAATAATTTATAAAGAAAATGAATTATTGTTTAGAGATGTTGAGGGAGTAAGAGATGTGTTAAGAAGAATAGAAGGTAAAAAAGGCAAAAGCAATAGAAGAATCATAAAGCAAGTAGAAAACAGACCACTTAACCCATATAATCTACCTTCATCCGATGAAACTATTTACGAGCCTTTTAAAATTAATGCGAAGAAATTACTTGTACTCTCTGACATACATATACCTTACCATTCTATTGGTTCGCTCACGATTGCATTCGATTGGGCGAAAAAACAAAAACCAGATGCGGTACTTCTAAATGGTGATACATTAGATTTTTTTGGTTTAAGCAGGTATGCTAAAGACCCAAAGAAAAGAAGTTTTAGTTCAGAATTAGAGTCATTTAAAGATTTTATTACTATCTTGAAAAAGACTTTTAATGCTAAAATATATTTTAAGATTGGCAACCACGAAGAAAGATATGAGCATTATCTTTGGATGAAGGCAGGTGAGTTAGCAGGAATAGATGATTTTGAATTAGGAAATATTATAAAGGCAAGGGCAGAAGGCATAGAAATTATAGCTGATAAAAGAATAATGAAGGCAGGAGAACTAAATATCATTCACGGACACGAATATCCTGGTGCATTTAGTCCTGTAAACATAGCAAGAGGATTATTTACAAGGGGTAAAGTTTCTGCTATGCAAGGTCATAACCACCAAACAAGTGAGCATACAGAGGCTGATATGAATGGTAAAATCACAACTACTTGGTCATTGGGTTGTTTATCAGAATTGCATCCGTTATATATGCCATTAAACAAATGGAATCATGGCTTCGCATTTGTTGAAATAGATGGCGATGAGTTTCAGGTACAAAACAAAAGAATCTATAAAGGAAAAGTTTTATGATACCAAAAAAAGTAGAAAAGATGAGTTTAGAGCAACAGGAAGCATTTTTATTGCAGAAGTTAATGGATTTACAAAAGAAAGAACAAGTGTATCGTAGAGCATTGGCAAAGGTTAGGGGTAAAGTAAAAATAGATGTGAGTGATTGGGAACGAATGGATTTAATAGAAATGAAAGGTGGAGATTAAAGTCAAATATCAGAAATTGGGTAAACAAAAGGTTTGGGGTTTAGCAGACTCTGAAGGTGTTATCTATTTGGATAGTAGGCTTAAGGGAAAGAAGCACCTTGAAATATTAATTCACGAATCATTGCATTTACTATACCCAGATGCAGAAGAAGAAGAGGTTGAAGAAAAAAGTATATCTTTATGTAACTTAATTTGGAAGCAAAGGTATCGTAGAATAGAAGAGGATAAGAAAGAGCCTTTGCAGGATGGCACACTATGAGAAAACATACAAAATTATATTTAGATTACTTTGGATATGTCAAGGATGATTTTATGGCTTGTGAACTTTGTGGAGGAAGGATGGTGGACATCCATCATATTGATTGCAGGGGTATGGGTGGGAGCAAGGATAAAGATAAAATCGAAAACTTGATGGGACTTTGTAGAGAGCATCATTTACAATATGGCGATAAGAAACAATATATTGAATTTTTAAAAGAGAAACATTATGAGTTTATGGAAAACTATAAAGGGATACGATAATAAATATCAAGTTGATATAAATGGTGTCGTTAGAGTAAAACTTAATGATAAAAGAAAAAGAAGAGGTGATTTTAGGATTTTAAAAGGAAGTAAATATAATAATGGTTATATTTATTATAAATTAAATAATTCAGATAGAATAACACAACATAGATTAATTGCTGAATATTTTATTCATAATCCAGAGAATAAACCCCAAGTAAATCATATAAATGGCATAAAAAACGATAATAGAATTGAAAATCTTGAATGGGTAACTGCAAGAGAAAATTATAAACACGCAGAAAGTATTGGATTATTAGACAATGCAAGGAAATCACAAAGTATTAAAATTTCTAAAATAATGTCCAAAAAAACAATTGATTTATATACAGGAATCATATACGATAGTTTAAAAGATGCTTGTTATTGTTTAAATCTAAATTGTTCAACCGAAAGAGTAAAAATGTTTTATTCAAGAAATAAAAGGTTAAATTATTTATAGATAACTATGGCAAAACTTACTGATATATTTGCAGCAGTTTATACAAACAAGGTTAAAAGTTATTGTGATGTTGAATTTTTCAATGCCTTGCAGAACAATATTAGCACAGAGCATATCTATGTTGTTGATAATACAAGTGATAATGGCACATACGCAAATCAGTTAAGAAATATAATTAATTGCAATATTTTTAATTTAGATATATCAGAAGAGCCTTACAATACAAGATTTCACAGAAAAGTAGCAGAATCAGTTTTATTCTTACGTAATATTTTTTTGGAGTCTGATTACAAATACTTTCTAATAGCTGAAAGCGATGTAATTATCCCACCGAATACAATAGATACTCTTTTAGAAAACATTGAAACCCTGCCTTTGGATACAGGAGCAGTAGGTGCATTATACTATGAAGGATATCATAACTATGGGTTGTCAGGCATACAATACACCAATCACGTTTTATCAGGATGCACAATTTATAAACATAGTATGATAGAGAAATATCCATTCCGTTATCAAGAGGATTATTTACAGGCATTCCCAGATGCTTTTATTTGCATAGATGGTATAAATGAATTTAAATATTATAACAATCACGAATTAAAGTGCAAACACGCACATTCAAGTAACGGCTCAAGATATATATAATGAAAATAAATAGTATTTCAATAGATTCAACCAATTCTGTAACTGATTTATGTCTGCTTGGGATAAAATATCCAACAGATAAATCTCCTTATAACACAGAGGTAAGTTTACATAAACACGCATACACATCAATATACAATCTATTATTTTCTAACATTAGATATAAGGATATTAAACTTGGAGAGTTAGGAATTTTAGATAACAATTCTATGCTATCTTGGAGAGAGTTTTTTCCAAATGCTAAACTATATGGGTTTGAGTGGTTTGATGCAAGATTAGATAAGGCAAAAGCAGACAATATAGACTGCACTTATTTAAAAATGAATGTACAAGATTCTAAATCAATTTCTGATGGACTATCTTTTGCAGGTAAGTTTGATATATTAATAGAGGATTCAACACACGAATTTCAAGACCAAATAAGGTTTATAAATGAGGCTTATAAGCATCTAAAGCCTGGAGGCATTCTAATAATTGAGGATATATTCATAAGTGCCAATGAGAAAGACTATTCAGATGCAATAAATTCTGATTACTTTTCTTCTGCAACATTTATAAACGCAAACCATATATTAAAGAATTCTTTAGGATGGAATAACGATAAACTATTGGTGTTACACAAAAACGATAAATTATGTTCTTAAATATCATAACACCTTGTTCAAGACCGCAGAATTTGAAGGTAATTGCTGAAAGCATACCTAAAGAAATCAGATGGATTGTGGTATTTGATGGTACAGAACTACAAGATGTACCTGATAATTGTGAAGCATATTATTTAAAGGATGTCAATAGCATATACGGCAATGCTCAAAGAAACTTCGCCCTTAATTTAGTTACTGAAGGACATATTTATTTTAACGATGATGATACAATCATTCATCCAGAGTTATGGGATGAGGTAAAAGACAAAGATGCTGATTTTATATCCTTTAAACAAGCTAATAAAGATGGCTCATTAAGATTAGAAGGGAAGGAAATATTGCCTAATTTTATAGATAGTCATAATTTTATAGTATCTGCCAAATGCGTAAATACAAGATGGATATTGGACAAATACGATGCGGATGCGTATTTTGCGATGGATTGTTATAAAAATGCAAAAGAAAGTTTATATATCCCTAAAATATTATCCATTTATAACTATTTAAAATAATGGCAAAGATATCTAACGAAAGAAAAATAAGTTTTGGTAAAAGAAAGAAAGGTAAAGCTAAAAAATCATATAATAAAAATGACAGAAAAGAACGAAACTACAGAGGGCAAGGTAGGTAGACCTACAAAGTACAAAGAGGAATACTGCGAGATGCTCATAGAACACATGTCAGAAGGTTACTCTTTTGAATCATTTGGAGGTATTATAGAGGTCGCAGAGGATACTTTGTTTGAATGGGTAAAAGTGCATAAAAAATTTTCCGAGTCCAAGAATATAGGAACGCAAAAATCAATGATTTGGTGGGAAAAAATGGGTAGGAAAGGAATGACAAATGAGATACCATTCTTTAATGATAGAATCTGGAGATTGAATATGATTAATAGATTTAGGAGCAAGTGGAGTGATGGAACAAAGAATGAAAATAACGATAAAGTAAAAACGGAAATCATTGTCAGATACGAAGGAGATACACCTAACGATTCAGAAGCCGCATAAAAACCAAAAGCTTGTTTTAGATAGCAAGGCAAGGTTTATAGTTATGATGGCAGGTAGAAGATGGGGTAAATCCCTTATCAGCCAAACCATTGCCATTAGAAACGCATTAGATGGCAAATTAGTGGCTTATGTTACTCCAACATACCAACTATCCAAAGTATTCTTTGAGGACATTTTAAAGCGGTTGCCAAGCGAAGCAATCAATGCTAACAAGTCAGACCTAACCATTGAATTTATCACAGGCGGTAAGATTAGATTTTTCACAGGTGAAAGATTGGATAACTTCAGAGGTTTAAAGTTTCATATAGCTATCATAGATGAGGCTTCTTATATTGCTAACCTTGAAGATGGGTGGCTTAATTCTATCAGACCTACATTAACAGACTTTAAAGGCAAGGCATTATTCCTATCTACTCCACGAGGCAAGAATTACTTTTATAGCCTATTTATGAAAGATGAGCCTGGTTGGGAATCATTCAAGTTCACTACATACGATAATCCATACATTGACAAGAACGAGATAGATGAGGCAAAAACCCAATTACCAGAGTCGGTATTTGAGCAAGAGTATATGGCTAACCCAATGGAGAACGCAGCCAATCCGTTTGGTTCATCACATATCAGGAACTGCATTGCACCATTAAGCACAAGAGAAATAGTCTGCTTTGGAATTGACCTTGCTAAATCAACCGACTTTACCGCTATAATAGGATTGGATTCTGGAGGCAATGTAGCTTATTTTGACCGCTTTCAAATGGATTGGAATAGTACCAAGCAATCTATCCTACAACTGCCAAAAAAACCTATGCTAATCGATTCTACAGGGGTTGGAGACCCTATCGTTGAGGACTTGCAAAGGGAAGGTAGGCATATTATGGGATTAAAGTTCACATCAGTAAGTAAGCAGCAATTGATGTTAGGCTTACAAACTGCAATACAAGGCAGAAAGATTGGATTCCCTGATGGTCATATTGTAAGGGAATTAGAAGTCTTTGAATATCAATATAGTGCTACAGGGGTTAAATACTCTGCACCTTCAGGCTTTCATGATGACTGCGTAATGGCTTTGGCTTTAGCTTATCAGAATCTTACTCAAAATACAGGCTCTGGCAGATACTCATTCCTTTAGCTAAATTATTTAGCAAAAAATATTTTAAAAAAAAGTTTAGCAAATTGATTTTTGTATTAACAAAAGGTTTATCTTTGATATATCAATAACAATTAAAACTAAACAAAATGAAAACAGTAAATGAATTTTTAACAAGCAATTTTAATAATTTTAGTCAAGTTTATTATGGTAATAATAATGTTTGTAGATGTGGATGTTCTGGAGAATATA